GCAGTGGAGAGTTGATATGGGTTGTGGAAAGAAAAAAGGCGGCGGAGGTAAGAAATAATGGCTAAATCATTATGTGCAGTATTTGTTGATGATGCGGCGGTAACGGCTTTACAGGCTCGCGTACCTGGTGCAAACGTCAACAGTGGTATGTTTGGTAGCAACTGCGGAAACGGTATCGGTATCTCTACAGAGAACCCAGATCTTAGCGAGTCACTGCCAAGTTGGACTTTGCTGGACCAACACGGCAATGCGCGTGTAAACCAGATTGGTCAATTGATTGGTGGTCTGGGTATCAGTAATGCGGGTACTTCAAGCGGTGCGGCAGGTACTGCCCCTGAGTCGACTATCCGTTTGCAGGACCAGGATGACCTTGATGGTACAGGTGAATTGTCATTCCCTGCGCCAGGTGCTGAATTGTCTTCCCTTGCAACAGGATGGGAAGCAGGCGCATAACACAAGGGGAGTGTAATGCTCCCCATTAAATAATTAGGAGAACTATATATGTATGAAGCCGATGCCAGTATGACACAAATGGCGATGTCCCACGGTAGATTTTCGGGTGATCAGAAAGTCTATGCAGAATTCAAGATGCATCCGAGAAAGGATGTAGTGAAGTCGAAGGAAGCAGGTAGGGATATTTTTGAAGATGTACCGTATGTTCGTATTATGGTTCCAGGCGACAAAGACAATATAGTTTTCAGACCAGTAAGGGAGACAGACAAGAATCGTTTCCCTAAGCAATGGGCGGCATTCCAGAACCGTGATGAACAGGTTCAGGAAGGAACCCCGTTGTCTGAATGGGCTGGTGTATCACGGTCAATGGTTGAGGAACTGAAGTTCTTTGGTATCCATACCGTAGAGGCATTGGTCAATATGCCTGATTCATCTGCCAGTAAGTTTATGGGCATCAATAGCATTCGGGCAAAGGCCAAGGCATTTATTGAAGATGCCAAGCTAATGGCTCCGATTGCCAAGTTAACTGAAGAAAATGCCATGCTTAAACAGCAGATGGCTGAACTGCTTTCGCGTTTGGATGGTGAGGAAGTTGCACCAAAACGCAGGACACGCAAGAAGGTAGATAATGGCACGATTCAAGACGATCAATGATATTGTCAATCAGGTAGCAGTCGAGACAGGGTTACATCGTCAGGCTGATATTTTTGCTACTGCTGATTCATCATTTGATCAGTTAATCACACTGGCTAATTCCTGTGGTTATGAATTACTGCAGTCTGATGATTGGCAGAACTTCAACAGAACACACAAGATAGTCACACAGTCTACAGATACAGGTATTTATGACCTGCCTGATGACTATGCCTACATGATTGACCAGACTGCATGGGAGTTAACTAATAACGTCCCTGTGGGCAATCTATCAGCTCAGGAGTGGACATATCTCAAGGGTTCTGATCTTGTAAGTTATACCATCTACGCTTCATTCAGGCTGAATGAGGGGAAGATATGGATATTCCCTTACGCCAACTCAAGTCAGGAAGTTCCTGATGGTCTGACGTTGGAATTTGAGTATGCCTCACGCAATTGGGTTAACAGCCACGGCGTACAGGGCGAGTATGATGACAAATGCGTCAACCCTGATGACATTGTGTTGTTTGAACCCTATATGTTTGAGCGTCTGCTTAAAGCCAGATTCCTTGAGGCCAGAGGATTTGATTCATCCATGGCAACAGAGCAACTGAACAGGGCATTTACCTCATGGGTAGGCAAGGATAAAAGCGCACCCATACTGGATGCAAGCCAGCGCAGACTTACTGTTAATTACCTGAGTGACTGTAACGCTCCAGACACAGGATTCGGCAAATAATGTTGGCTGCTAAGCAAGGTCAGAAGCAGAACACGACCAGTACAACTTTCCCTGCACCAACAAAGGGTATCATCGCCACCGAGCCGATGTACTCTGCGGGGGATATTGGTCTTGATGCCGCGATCTGGCTTTATAACATGGTAGCAGGTGAGTATGGCTGTCGTGTACGTCAGGGTTCGATACAGGCCGCTAATGGTCTACTGGATTTAAACGATGAGGCAGGCGATGTAAGGACTGTCTTTCTGTATAACTCTGTTCAGGCAGGTGCTACAGACGATATATTCTTTGCCACCACATCGAAAGGTATCTGGGATATTACCGATCCAGATAACGTGTCGCTGTATTTTGAATGGCCTGTAAAGAATGAAGCTACGACAGGGTGGTGTTCTGTTCTGAACTACACCAATGTTAATGGCGATCACTTTATCCTGCTGTGTGACGAGGATAATGGCTACTACATCTTTGATGGTGTGGATTGGGCTTTGGGTACTTTTACAGGCAGTCCAAAACCAAATGCTGAAGATCTTGTGCAGATTACGGAATGGAACAGCAGAATATGGTTTGTAGAGAGAAACAGCGCAAGGGCATGGTATCTTGATCCACTGGCATTAAAAGGCGATGTCACACCATTTGATGTCGGTAACCGATTCAAGAAGGGTGGTCATCTAGTCCAGAACACAACGTGGACACTGGATGATGGTGCGGGCATGGATGATAAGTTCGTGCAGATTTCATCATCTGGTGACATTCTGGTCTGGGAAGGTGTAAACGTAGGGTCAAACCTGACTCTGGTTGGTCGTTGGACTACAGGCGAGACACCAGAGGGTCGCAGGGTAATGTCTGATTGGGGTGGTGACGTACACATCCTGACACAGACAGGTGTGGTGCGTTTATCTATCCTTATGGAAGGTAACGCAAGCCTATCCCCTGCCGCATTTACCACAAACAATATTGCAAGGTATATCCGCGAACGTATGCAGCAAACCGTTGATGATTACGGTTGGAGCATGGAGACAAACCCAAGGGAAGGCATTGCACTTATATCCTCACCCGCAAGTGTCTCGCAGTCATTGAAACCTTTGCAGTTTGTATATAACGTCAATACAGGTTCATGGGGTATGTTCCGTGACCTTGATATTCGTTGCATGGATCAGAACGTCAATGGGTTCTTCTTCGGCACTTCTGATGGCCGCGTGATGCGTATGGATGGCTACAGGGATAACGTAACAGCGGAAAGTGGTGGTGATAATATTACCTTCTCGCTACTTACCCATTTCTCACACTTGGGAAGTCCTGCATCATGGAAAAGACCGCAGTTTGTACGCCCTGCATGGATAGGTTCAACACAACCGACTTATAATCTACAGATACGCTATGATTTCGACATCGGTGAGGTTCTGACATCACCGCCTTATGTTATTGATTCTCAGGCACAATGGGATGTTGATAACTGGGATGAGGCTATCTGGGAAGGCAGGGCGCAGACCACGTTTGAGACTATTGGTGTCAGGGGTCAGGGTCGTCATATCGCTGTAGCTATTCGCGGTACGGCATACACTGAATTATCGTACCTTGGTGCAGACCTTATGTTTGAAGTTGGGGGGATGCTTTGATTGAGTTCGTTGCTTTCTGCTTTGAGACGCATGGCAAGTGGGTTAAACAGGTTATTAATCCTGTGTTCTGTGAAGATACCAAAGGGATTGTTGCTCTGAAAAACGGCAAGCCTGTTGGTGCTTTCTTGGGTGACCAGTGGACTCCGACATCAGTACAGACCCATGTTGGTGTTACAGACCCAATGTGCCTAAAGCATGGTTTACACAAAGAGTTTGCAAGATGGGTATTTATAACCTGTAATCGCCGTATGATGATCGGACTTACACCGTCAAACAATGAAAAAGCGATCAAGATAAACAAGCACTTTGGCTTTGTTGAGATAGGTCGCTTAAAGGATGCCTACGCTGATGGCGTGGACTATATACAATATCTGTTAAAACGTGAGGACTGTAAGTACATTCCTCAAGAACTTAGGAAGGCAGCATAATGGGCAAGAAATCTGCGCCACCACCACCAGATTACACAGCAGCAGCAGTAGCATCTGGCGAGGCTTCAAAGGAAGTCACTGAACAGCAGACATGGGCTAATCGTCCAGACCAGTTTACGCCTTGGGGATCGACTACTTGGTCACCTACGCAAACATGGGATCCTAGTACCAGACAGTATGTCAACAAGTGGACGCAAACAACTAATCTTGCTCCCGATGCACAAGCAGCACTGGATAGTCAGATGCGTCTGCAGATGGGAAGGTCTCAATTGGGTGAAAGTCTGTATGACCGCATGGCTGAAGAGTACGGCACACCGATGGATTGGAATAGCCTGCCTGAATGGGGTGAATCACTAGCAGGTGGTGATGAGGCAAGACAACGTGCAGAAGATGCGTTGTACAGTCGAGCCACTTCACGGTTGGACCCGCAGTGGGAAAACGCACAGGCAGACAAAGAAGCGCAGTTAGCAGCACAGGGTTTAAGACCAGGTGATGCGGCTTATGATCGCGCCATGAACGAATTCAACATGGCTAAAACTGATGCATACGATCAGGCCAGAACTGGCGCTATCACTGGCGGTGGTCAGGAAGCGACTAGACAGCAGGCAATGGATCAGCAGGCATCAGCCTACCAGAACACAATGCGCCAGGCTCAACTGGCTGAAGCTATGCAGCAACGTGGATTCTCACTCAATGAGATCAACGCACTGTTAACCAATCAGCAGGTAGGAATGCCGCAGATGCCAGGGTTCAGTCAGGCAAGTGCTGCACAGCCGACAGATTACCTTGGTGCTACAGATATGGGTTATCAAGCGGCATTGGGGCAGTACAGCGCAAATCAGGCCGCTAATCAGGGCATGTTTGGTGGTCTTGGTTCTATCATGGGCGGTGTAGGTGCAATGGCTCAGGGTGGTATGTTTGCTTCTGATCGCAGACTGAAAAAGAACGTGCAGAAGATAGGCAAGATGTGTGGTCTCAATGTTTATAAATTCGATTATATCTGGGATGAGCCATCTATAGGCTTCATGGCAGATGAAGTTAAAGAGGTTATGCCTGAAGCAGTGATGACTCATGAATCAGGTTACGACATGGTTAATTACAATATGGTATTGGGAGCATCCTAATGAACAACCAGAGTTATCAAGACAAGGTCAATGACCTGATACTGAAAGGCATGTCGCCACAGGACGCAGCAATTATTGCCCAGCAAATACAGACACCAGCGACAAGCGGAATGTCTGGAATTGGTCAGGAGCAGATCAGCAAGATGCCTGCTGAGTTGGCAAAGCGTGTTGGTGAGACATACCCGTTCTCAGATGAGCAGAAGGTCTATGAGAACATGCAGGCGCTTGGCTCAAAGATGGGCAAAGGCACTCAAACAGGCGGCAAATACGGTGTGTTTGTTGGTGATCCATTAGGTGCTTTTACTGGTGGCGCTATGCAGACTTACGGCGGAATGTCTGCTCTGCAGAATGCATTAAGGGCAAAGGAAACATTTGGTGAGGTCACAAAGGGATGGGCTGATGGAGATACCTCCAAGTCATCTTCTACAGTTGATCCAGCATATAATATGCAGGCTGGTGTCGATACTGGATTGGGTGCAATGGCAGCACGAAACAATGCTAGGTTCAACAAACCACAGCAGTTGCCAAAACCATCTATGATGCCTGCACAGACCTATCCAGCATCACCAAGCGCAAACCCAATGCAGAATGCTACGCCTTACGGTGTTAATGGCATTCCACTAGTAAAGCCTGCAGGAATGAGTGATGAGGATTGGGCAACCATTCAATCATTGAGAGGTTAATATGAACGGTTTTGAAGGTCTTGACTTATCTGCGCTGATGGGTGACCCAGATAAAAGAGCTGCACAATTAGCCGCACTACGCAATCAGCAGATGCAAGGCCAGATACTTGGTGGGTCATCTGTTGGTGGTGGTTCTGTGTCCAATCTTGGCAGGCAGATGATGACAAATGCCAATAGCCAGATGGATAAACTTGGCACTGGTGGATTGAAAAATACTCTGGACTTGATGAAGTCAATGAAGGAAGTTGGTGCGCCTAACTTTGAAGATGAAATGAAATTGCGAAAAGAGTTCTTGGATCAAAACAAGGACTTTAGTGATTACCAAAGAAACTGGCAGAACATACAAACCGCAATGGATATCAATGATGCTGCATCGGATATCTCATTAATCTTCAGTTATATGAAGATGCAAGATCCTGCTTCAACGGTTAGAGAGGGTGAGTTTGCCACAGCAGAGAATGCAGGCAATATCGCATCATCGATTATCTCTGCTTATAACAAACTGATATCAGGTAAAGGTCGTTTAGATCCTGCGGTTAGAAATCAGTTTGCTAACACAGCAGGCAAGCTTTACAACCAAGCAGTTAATCGATATCAGTCCAACGCAAATAAATATCGTGGTTATGCAAAGCAATATAATTTTGATCCTAATCGTATTGCTAATGCAGAAGAGTTTGAATTGTATGCTGACAAATGGAAGGCAAAACCTGAACCTTACAAACGTGGTTACAATGATCCCATCGCTACAATAGATGATGTAGAGGAAGTGAAATGAGTACCTACAAGATTCACGGTGAGATAATTGAGGCTGATAGCAAAGAGCAGGCATTAGCCATGTACAATGGCACTTATCAGGCTCCAGAGATAGAAAGACCCCTTGATGATTCTTGGGAATTCTCTCCAATGGAGATGATTTCCAATATACCAAGATCAGGTGGTCAGTTTATTGAGGGGCAACTTGATACTTTTAAGCATCCTGTCGATACAGTGACAAACATGCTTGGCTTGATTGGTGGCGCAATAGCAAAGCTTATCCCAAATGAACAACCACAAGAACGCTATGTTGACGCTGTATGGGATGCGCTAGTTGAAAGGTATGGAAGTCCTGAGAAAGCGGCATATACCTTGGAGCAAGATCCTGTCGCGCCAGTAGCTGATGTGCTTGCGGTGATTACAGGTGGTAAGGGATTGGCTAGGGCAGGAGGCAAGGCAAACCTGATGATGAACCCAGACCTGCCAACAGATCTGATGAAATCATCAACAAAGTTCAGCACCAGAAAAAGTCTTCCAGAAGAGCAGCGCACTCGCATGGCAGAAACGATGCTTGAGAATCGCATCATGCCAACATCTCAAGGTTTGGATAAGATATCTGATTTGCAGTCAAGTCTTGGCAGTAAGATTGATTCAATCATAGACACTGCTGCTAATAGAGGGACAACGGTTGACTTTGGAGTTGTGTCGAAATACGTCAAAGATTACAAAGACAAGCTCAGAAAAAGCGTTAGCCCAGATGCAGATGCTGATATTGCTGCTGTCGATAAATACATGAATCAGTGGTATAAAAAATTGATTCAAGAAGGCAGAACGCAGATTACAGTTCCAGAGCTTCAGGAGTTGAAGCGCTCAATGTATCAGCGTGTTGATTATGACCGCACAGGGAATAAAGCAGAACCCGCTTTAGACCAGACCAGAAAGAATATCGCCAGAGGCGCTAGGGAAGGTATTGAGGTTGATTATCCTGAAATAAAGCCATTAAACGAAAGAATGGGTAGATTAATGGAGCTTGAGGAAGAGTTGCCGCAATCCGTTAAGCGCATTGAAAACCGTGATGTTGGTGGGATAGGTGCGCCAATCAGAACCATGAAGGGTGCTGTAGTTGGTGAAGCAACAGGCATACCTTTGCTTGGCGCTACACTGGCTGCTAAAAACGCTATTGAGGCACATCTTGATAGACCATTGCAGAAAGCTAGAAGAGCGCAACGACTTTATGACCTTAAAACAGGTAAGAAAGGCGTTACGCTTCCATTGACATTAAGTGGCGCGTTAACGGCAGAACAGATTAACGAAATAATGTCTGAACTGATGTCAACAGATTTTCCAGAAGAAGACAACCAGAGCAATGCCAAGTAAAGTTTCAAAGTCCCATGATACACTTCCTGCAAATGCGGAGAATGTTGAGAATATGTTGAATAAATTAGGTTCCATGTTTTTTCCTTTCTCTTTGTCTCATGACTCTGGCGCGGTTACAGATTTTGCAACTATGCCAGCCTTGAGGCGTTATGTGGGTGTTTTCAGTAGTTCTTGGATGTCCGTTTTTGCATGTCTTTGCCGCAGCATCTATTCTAGCTTTAACCGCTTTAGCAATATTCTCCTTAGTAATGTTGTGATGTATGGTGTCTTTTTCCATGACTTCATTAAAACTAAATCCTCTTGTCGCTCTCGCAACTATCGTGTCGGACTTCAATCCAGAAATATCGGAAAGTTCTGCAACGAGGTAGGATTCTCCTTCAATCGTAACTTTTCTTGTCCGTCTTTGGTTTCTCTGCTGTTCGTTTCTAGTCGCCCATTTGCAGTTTTCTGGGCTATAATTTGCGTTATTATCAATACGCTCTATAGACATGCTAGGTGGCGGCTCTCCCATGTCAGCAATAAAGTTATCAAAGCTATGAAGCCATCTGTCGCATACATTAATGCCTCTACCTCCGTAGTCTTTAAACTGCTTAGCGTTTGGATTGAGGCATCTCTGCTTCATGGCTTGCCACGTTCCGTATCCCTTTGGGGTTTTTTTAAAAGGCATCTTAACTCTCTTGTTTGCTGTAGAGTTGAGAATCGTACTATATGTGCCTAGCGACAGCAACAGGAGGATTAGAAAATTCCCAGAGATGCTTCAGGTAATTATCAGCTACCGCCACAGAATCCTGTAGCGGCAGGTACAGTCATAACGTCTGATTGGGCTAATAGCACCATGTCAGACATCGCCAATGAGCTGACTAACTCACTATCCCGTAACGGTCAGGGCGGTATGTTATCGCCATTGACGTTTGCCAACGGTACGCTGACAGAACCATCCATTGCCTTTACCACAGAGACAACATTGGGTCTTTATAAGTCCAGTGGGGCTACAATTAGTTGTACCAAGAACTTCACAGTGATAGGTGATTTGACTGCCACAAACGGCAGTATTGATTGCGGGACTTTCTAATGAAACTACAGCTTCATCGTACCACCACGACAGGCAGGAAGCCTACACTCCTGCGTGATGGAGAAGTAGCTTTAAACCTTGCTGACACACCACCGTCAGTTTATGTAGGTCTTGCAGGGAATGTCTTAAAGCTCGGTGTGTATGTTTCTAGTACAGAACCACAGTACCCGACAGAGGGTGTGATATGGGCTAATTCTTCTAATGAAACTGTACTGATATATTTAAACGGTGATTGGAAACCTTTAGGTGGTGGTGGCAGTGGCGATGTCGTTTCTGTGTTTGGCAGGACAGGTATTGTTGTTGCACAGGCTTCTGATTATGACGCTGTACAGGTTGATTTTGATGACACAACCACGCCCGTAGTCGGAACTAATGTACAGGCCGCTATTGAGTATATTGTCAATACCCTGCTGTCTGGTATTCAGGGTGGTCTGGTATTCAAGGGTACACTTGGTTTTAATGACCCAGACCCGACACCGCCGACTGCCGATGTAGCCGCTTACTATGTTTTTGAATCTGAAGGTCTGCGTAATATAGGTGACATATCTGGAACCTATGTGTTCATTGG